CCCATCGAGTAGACATCCTTCGGCTCCACCCCCGGCGGGGCGAACCAGTTCGGGCGCTCCCACCCCAGTTTCGAGCCGAAGACCGCCCCAGCGGTCTTGAGACGGTCGTACAGCGGCGAGACGATGCGCGGGCGGCCCGAGGTGTATTCCTCATGCGGGAAGGCGACGGTGTAGTGCTTGCCGTAAGCCTCCAGCGTGCGTTCGGCGACCCAGGTGCGGTCGCGGTGGAGGCTGGAGAAGCGCCGGATGTCGACCGCCCAGAGATCCAGGGGGGCTTCGCCCTTCATCACCCATTCGGCCAAAACCCATCCCGCGCCGCCCCCGCTGGCAATGCCAAAGGCGTTGAAGCCCGCCCCCACATACATGTTCGCGCATTCCGGCGCCGGGCCGAGGATGAAGTTGCCGTCCGGCGTGAAGCTTTCCGCGCCGTTGATCATCTGTTTGACGCCGACCTCGGCCAGCGCGGGAATGCGGGCGATGGCCTGTTCCAGATGCTGGCCGAAATGATCGTAATCGTCGTCAAACAGCCGGAACTCCCAGTTCTCGGGGATGTCGCCGGTGACCCAGCCCTGCGGGTTCGGCTCGTAGCCGCCCATGACCAGACCGCCGACCTCTTCCTTGAAGTAGGTGCGGCGATCGGGATCGCGCAGGGTCGCTGCATCGAGGGAAAGGCCGGGGATCTTCTCGGTCACGATGTACTGGTGCTTCACGGGGTGCAGCGGCACCGCCACCCCGGCCATCGCACCGATCTGCCGGGCCCACATGCCACCGCAATTCACGACCGTCTCGCAGGCGATGTCGCCTTCGGTGGTCTCGACATGGGTGATCCTGTCGCCGGCGATCTTGAAGCCGGTGACCCGGACGCCTTCGACGATCTTTGCCCCATGCATCCGCGCGCCTTTGGCGAGGCTCTGCGTGATATCCGACGGGCTTGCCTGCCCGTCCGTGGGCAACCAGGAAGCACCGATCAGGTCCGAGGTGTCCATCAGTGGCCACATCCGCTTGACCTCGTCCGGGCCGATCAGATCCATCTCCATGCCGAAGCTTTTCGCCGTCGTGGCCAGGCGCCTGAATAGACGCAGGCAGCCGGTCATTTTCCAGCCGGTATCAAGGCCCGTCTCGGCGGCCAGGCCCTTGTAGAGGTCGACCGAATACTTGAGCACCTTGGTGATCGAGGCCGAGGAGCGGAGTTGCCCGACAAGGCCTGCCGCATGCCAGGTCGACCCCGAGGTCACCTTTCCCTGCTCCAGCAGGATCACGTCGGCCTTGTGGTCGCGCGCAAGGTGGTAGGCGGTCGAGCAGCCGATGATCCCGCCGCCGATGACAACGATCTGGGCTTGTGCAGGAAGTGTCATTTCCGGGCATCCCTGTTGGCTTCAGCCGGTCCGAAAGCTTGCCGCGGCCCCGGCTTTCCGCGACAGGTTAGTGCGTGCCGGGGCGGAACAGAAGCCTTCTCTGCGGTCTGGCGCCTGTCACACCTTTCCACTTGCCCCCAACCTTTGCTGCCATTAAATCAGGGTCACGGAGGCGTGGCTGAGAGGCCGAAAGCACTCGGTTGCTAACTGAGCGTACGGGGAACCGTACCGTGGGTTCGAATCCCACCGCCTCCGCCACTTGCCCTTGCGAAATCGTTCTCCCGATACGGCTGCGGCCGGATTTTTCCGTTGTTTTCGGGGGTTATGCGGAAAGAGCTGAACACTGGCCCCGGTGCCAGAAGGCCCGAGAACGGTCTCTTGTGGCCGTTATTCTCCCGACCTGATGCCTGTAACCGTTTTGGTGAACAGCTATAAGTACTTGATTTAATAGGATACTTCTGGGCGCGGCTTCAGTTCATTTGGAACGGCCATTTGGATGGCAAACGGAACTGGCGTCGAACCAACCATGTATGCAAGTGGAGGTGCAATCTTATCCTGCCACTTACTTCACTGACCCAAAGCACCCGGCCACCCGTAGCCGGTGCAACCAAACCTATCCTCTTTCATCTGATAGTAAGGCCTCAAACTCCTCTCCGACCATAAGGTTGCTCGGCTTCCATTCTGTTTCTGACGGGCGGATTTCTGCGGCTTCAGTCCACCGAAATCCTTTATTCTCAGATGGGGCCATCTCTACGAGCGAGTGGCTTTCCAGTTCGCGTATCCTCTCCACGTCTCCAGATGTTGCGCGCCCCCTTGCTATCACGCGCGACGAAAAGGTTACCTGGACCAATTTCCAACGTTCACCCATCCTTTTCGCGACGTCGAATTCGTTGCGAGAGATGAGCACACGGGTGGCCGTCGAATTTACAGCGGCCTTGATCTCCAGACCTAAGGTTTTGAGCCCTACTTTTTGCTCTATGTCGTAGCCAAAGCGATCAGATATCAAAGAAACATGTCGGGGGCTGTGGCCGTCGCGACGCAATGCTGACATTATCGCGAGTTCTCCGGCGTCACCTAGCAGCTTACGTAAGTGTTCATCTGAGGCACCATACACCTGTTGATGGGCGGCAAGAACGATATCTTCGAGATCATCACCCAGCCAAGCGATCGCATTGTAGTCTTGTTGCGGGATGAGTTCTGGTGCCAATAGACCATCTCTGACAACGGCTCTCAGCCAACCGGGTGGTCTGCTTCGCAATAATACCCGAGCAATGCCTTTAAGAGTGGTGAGGTCAGCTTCCCTATCCAATCTTGTCAGACCACTGCCCGTAACTACAAAAGACTCAATTCTAGCCAGGCCGGCATCTAGCAGAAGGTTCGCCGTCCCGGATAAATCGAGCGAGGCGGCCATGTGCGTTGGCTTATCCAGCGCTGCCGCAATCCATGCATTAACGTCGCGGCAGTTCCTTACCCTAGCGCTAAAAGCCAAGAGGAAAATGGCGTGACACCGACCCCTAGTAGGAAGTTCACGCATTTCCAACCGCGATGTGGGCAGAAACTGCCTGATAGTCGTCTTCAAACGCTGGCGTACCTCCGGAGCCTTCATCAGCAGACGGCAACGCAATTTGGACGAGGCCAGGATCGTCCATTAGCAATGAAAGTGCGGTTACTTTCTCAGCTAGCCTCCCGTCCACTGAATCGTCAATTGAACCAGCGCTCATGAGCAAAGTGAAACGCGTGACTACATCTTTGGCTAACCCCAGCCTATGAATACGGTCTTGGCTCTGGAGAAAGTGCCCAGCGTTGAATGTTCGGTCTAGATAGACGGCATGATGGCACCAATAATGAAGACTGACACCCTCGCCACAGGCAGCGGGATTCGCCAAGAGTACAGCGCAAGCCGGATCGTGCCGAAATCGCTCGAACTCACGTTCTCGGGTGATGACTCCAGCAGGTGCCATCTCGTCAGACGGGACTCCACCATGAACAATGGCTGGTTGATATTGTTCCAGAAGACGAGCTAGAGCCTTGAGATTCTTTACAAAACTGGACCAGATTAGTATCTTCTCGCCCTTTTCCACCGCCTCTTTGACGATCGAACAAACACGCTGATACTTCCATGGTTGTTCAAAGCTACTGTAGCGGGCAAGTAGATCGGCCAATGGCTCGTGCCCTTGAAGTTCTAACGGTGGATGCAAGAATGCGGGGTCATCACCATCGTCCGAGCCAGCGGTAAGCAACATCGGGTTCGTTGCTGCCTCCAAAAGGTACATTACGATCCGACCCAACCGTTGCATCTCGTGACGACCTCGCTCAGGAAGCGAGAAAGTTGAACGGTACTGACCCAACAGAGCGTCGTAAATCGCCGCTTGGATTGGTGGCATGGGTTCTCGTACAATTTCAAAACTGGTCTTAGGCAAATCCAACTCAGCCTTCGCCGTGCGAACAAAATATCTTCTTATCGCGCTGTTCGTTTCCTTGAGAACGTCTTCATCTCGGCCTTTGCGTTCGAAATATGCGGCGTCGGGAAGCACCTGCCTGTCTTGGCCCGGGTAAAGAAAGCTTACCAGCGCAACCAAGTCGAAAGCACCCTGGGGTGCCGGGGTTCCAGTGAGCACGTCCCGACGACGAGCGGCGTAGGCAAGGTCAAGTACGGCCCTGCCATGCACCCCTGCAGCCCCACGCTTTACTCGATGAGCCTCATCTAGGACCAATTGCGTTGGTTCAGCTGCGAGGAAGGCTCTGACAGTATCATAGTCGCTCGCCGTTCGATTGTAGTTGGAAAGCAGGACTTCTGTATTTGCCGGAATCACAGTTCCGGTGCCAGCGTGAATCAAGAGTATCGGTGGTTTGTCAAAACAGGCAACGAGTTCCTCCTTCCATGCACCAAAAGCTGCGATAGGACCGATTACGGCGAGACGTCGAACGACACCACGGGCGCGCAAAACGGCGTACGCCGCTAGTGCAACGGTGGTCTTCCCTGCGCCTGGAACTGAGAAGTCTGCTCCATGTGGGAGGCCAACGAGCCTAAATAGATTCTTGGTCTGGAAACGCCTAAGCTTTCGTTTGAAGCCAGCCTGAGACAATTCAAGTTCCAAGGCGTCAAGTGTGGACTCGTCTGCTATTCCTCCTTCGACTACACTTTCACGTGCTAGTCGGTCTGAGGCCATCGAACGAAGTTGATCAGACAAAGTTGGGCCTGGCTGGACACGCTCCCCGTAGACATCCCGTAGTTCACGTAGAACCCTCAACTCCGCGAGGAAGACGTCCGCGTGAACAACCGTCCGCTTAGAAGATCCGGAGTCTATACCTCGTGCAACGGCCTCTTGCAAACGCGCCCACGCACCTGGGTTCGTATCGCCATGTCGTTCGATTATTACAGTGGGTCGACCCGCACGATACAACTCAGCGGTGATCATTACAACGACTCAAGTTGACTGATGGCCGCCTTCACCTCTTCAATTTTTGCCTTAAGTGCGCCCTCATCCCAATCGCTTTGCGATCTTGCTTTTCCTAGCGCAGCACCGGCTCGAAGAATATTCTCTTTAGCTAAGTCGAGCTTTCTAGTTGGCGCAACAACAGCTTTTGCGTCCTTTATGTTTTCGCTTGCCTCTTTCGCTGCGGCATCTACGGCGCTCTTTACGGAAGTCAAAAGCTGGTCCACTGCGACCTGTTCGCCAGTCGGTAAAGTGACGATATTTTCTGGCTTTTGTGCGGCCAAGAAGGAGAGAACTTGGTTTAGGTCTGGTGCTTCTGACCCTTTATCCACGCCAAGGACATCGTCCAAGTAGTCAATAGCTTCATCATCACTGCCATCGTTGGACTTCGCTAAGAGAGACCTCAGAAACAAATCATTCGAGAACTCCTCTCGAACAAATTCAACAGCGTCACTTCTTCTGAGATGCCTCAAGTCTCGGTAGTTCGTGCCAGCAAGTGTACCAAGAAAGTAAACGCTACGCACAGACGCTGCTTCCTGTGGTGACTTGCCCCTGATATGAATGGCCAACTCTCGAAATGCGGAGTTATTTTCGACAAAGTCGGCATGATATCTTTGGCCATTCGACAGTGCGACTAGCTGATGAAGCTGTTGGAGTTTCTCATACTGCTCCTGGACCTTTTCTTTCTCGAGGCGCATCCTTTTAGAGACTTTAGTCCAGTTTTTATTAGATGACTCGAATATCTCTTCGATTAGTAGTGCTTCGTTGACCCAAGAGTATTCTTCTCGGTAATCTTTTGAAACTTGGAGCTCAGTTTCGAGGTCGATCAATTCGTCCTTCGTCGCGTCTGCGGGGAGAACAAAAGCACGAACATAACGGGCACTTTCAACATGGTCGTCCAACCAAAGCTTCCGCAAGGCAGCGGCGCGTCGGTTTCCATTAATGAGAATTCCCTCGGCGGTTACGACGGCAGGTTCCTGCTGGCCACGCCTTTCCAAATCTCGCTTAAGATCGTCAAAGCCGCCTTGTTCGGACAAGATCTTCAGCTGCATGGCTTGGGCATGATCTCCTAGTGGATCTCCCGTGAACAATTCTGAATTGCCACTCTTCTGCTTCTCACGATCCTGTTCGGCGCGTGTCCGGTGATTTAGGGTCGAAAATCGTACCCACTCAATAGGCAAGGTTACGACGGGAAGTTCTTTTTCTGGTCGAACCCATTGTGGCAAAAGCTGGAGGTTTTTATTTGTGGTTCTCGAGGCGAGAAAGCCTGCGCGCTCTTGGTCGATGACTGGGTTCAACGTGAGTTACTCCTGTACACGGTTGATGCGCCTGTGCCGAATCTGGAGGAGATCGTAGTCCGTGTCCCTCGCCCTCCCTTAAGAAATCCTATATGTCCCGTGAAGTGCAGTGCTTCTTGCTCGTCAATCCCAAAGGTTGAAAAGAGAACGGCGGGGAATCGAAGAGAGCGCTCGCCTGACCAGTTCCAATGGGTGGTGCTGGGGTTGTTTAGGTTGATCCGTTCGGGCATTACCCAAACACATGGAGGTGGAACAGATCCTCCTGCTATATCAATGGCTCTTGATATTTTGGGGCATGGGCGGAGTGGGCTACCGCACATCGCATTGTGAAAAATAACACCATCTATTGAATCGCGATAGGCGTCCGAGAAGAATCGCTTTTGAAGCCGATTTACCCCTTTAGTGACATGTTCCCCTGGCTCGTATTGGAGGCTGTCACAAAGCCACCAAAGGTAGGTTTCCTGAGCCCATTCAGGTGCAGACCAGGTTACGCTACTATGTGCCCCGTCAGGGCACCCTTTCTGAATAATTGCCACATCACCGACACCAGCGACTTGGAGACGGTATACAGTGTCCTTTCCATACTCGGGTTTTTCGAAGTCGCTGATAGCTCCAGATTTAACCATGTGTTTGAAGAATTCAGCCAGGAACTCCCGGCGATCTGCATTGCCAGCTGCAGCACTGCCGCGAATTCGCTGAATGGCAGCAGGCAGCGCCAGTTCGAAATCCTTTGCGGTCAGTCCGTGTTTCTGTAGAAAAGCTTCGTCGCGCGCGATTGCCTTTACGGCATCCGCTACAAGGTCGATAACCTCGTCAGGGGGGGCACCAGGATGGTTGCAGGGTGTCGCGGTTTCGCCAGCCAAAGAGTATTTCCTTCAAGTCACAGAAACTGTGTCACTATGTCGGCTGAAGGTGCACTGGACGCGGGCAGAAAGCTAGTGACCCGCTTCCCTTTTTGTCGATCGTGTCCTCGTTCAGAAGTTGGCTCTGTTCCGGGTTTGGTCTTTTGCTGACCGGTTGAGGAAGTCCCGTGGACTGCGATCGCTTAGGCTCCTGCACGGTCGGTGATAAATGTAGTCGTTGCGCCATCCCGCGATCAAGTGGCGGGTACGGTGTAAGATGGAGAACAGGTGCTATTTGAGGCATCCATCCGCCCGGCAGCCACTAAAGGCTTCAATGAAGCCGTCCTGCATGGCTTGCCGACCCCGTGACATTCAGGCGACTAGAGCGAGACGGTTTCTTTTCAGAATCGGCTCAAAGATGCTTTCCGCTAAGTGCCTGACAACTGGGACCGCTACACCGTCACCTGCTAGCTTATATGCATCGTTGTAGCGAGAAGGTAGAACATAGGTGTCTGGCAGGCCCATGAGGGCGGCTGCCTCACGCGGTGACAAAAGGCGAGAACGTACCTTCTCTCCCTCGACCAATATGATCGTCTGACGGCTTGAACCGCCAGCTGGCGTTCGCAGACATCCCGCGATTTCGTCAAATCTCACTTCTGCACGCTGGCGTTTAATCCCGGCTTCATCCGGTCGGGTTCGGCGATAGATGGTTCCCACGACTTTAGTCTTCTGCTCCTTAGCTGCCTCAACCTTCTTTCGGTTGTGATCCGTCATCATGTCGAGGAGGTATTTGGTCTCGGCTTGGGTGTGCCACTTCACGCCGGTTGGCTCTTCCTCGATCAAGCTGGACAAGTTAGTGATCCGCGACGTAGGCATGGGTAACTTCCACCAAATCCAGCGCTCGGCTGCAGCCTTTGAGAGCAAACGATGCCCTTCCAAAAGTGCAGGAGGATGCCAAAGCGTTGAGGGTTCATTTTGCGTGCGTTCATTCGGGATTCGAAGATCGCCTCGGACGCCGATCATGAAGAACCTCGGGCGTGATTGGGGAAGAAAGTGAACAGCGTCAACGACAACCGCTCCAAAGCGGTATCCAAGTCCAGAAAAGGCGGCGGCCAGCGTCGCAAAATCACGACCACCATTGCTCGTGATCGCTCCGTAAACGTTCTCAAGGGCTATCATCTTTGGCGCGCGGCCTGACGCCTGCAGCTCTCTAACCAACTGCCAGAATGGCTTGAACATACCGCTGCGCTTTCCGGCTAGCCCTGCACCTTTGCCTGCGAGCGACAAGTCTTGGCAAGGGAACGAAGCCCACAGGAGGTCAGCCTTGCCAGGAACCTCATCTAGAGTGACACTCGCAACATCCTTCAGCAGAAGTTGTTCCCCGCCGTGATGGTTCGCGCGATAGCTTTCAGCTTTCTTGGCGTCGATGTCGTTGGCGAAGAGGCACTCCCAGCCTGCGTCAAGTCCAAAGCCTGCCATGCCTCCACCAGCAAAGAAGTCATAATATGTGTGCTTCATGTCGCCCTCACCACCACATTTAGTTTATCGCAGCCGATTGTATTTCTTTCAAGCCTAACAATGGCTCAACGTGGTGCGCGCGGAGCTCGACTTTGGACGCCTTGTTCCACCCAGTCCACCGGAAGGTAACTCATCAGTCGCGCCAGTGTCACCTTTGGCTCCTGCCTGCCATCCAGTATGACGTCGACAATTTCGGGCGCAAGTAACGTCAGCCGCATGACACGGGTCATGTACGATGGCGCGATCCCCTCACGCTGTGCAAGTTCGGTGATTGTGACGTAGTCCCCATTTTCAAGCATTTTCTGCCATCGAAATGCACGGGCTAGGGCCTTGACCAAAGTGTTGTCGACATTGCGAGGGACAGGCCTGCCGACTGGCAGGACTATCTCCTTCCTCCCTCCACGCTTAACAAGCTGGAACGGGACATGCACGGTGATGGTATCGGGGATCGCCCGTGCGCGGGTCATGCCGCAGCTCCCACCTCTGTAGTCATCTCTCGCGCCAACGCTGCCAACCCGTCCGTGCGCAATCGCACATTCATGCCATCGGCGTTGATGTCGACCCGCTCGACCAGAAGCGCCACAATGCGCGCCTGCTCGGCGGGGAAGATTTCGTCCCAAAGCGGGTCAAGCCCGGACAGAGCTACGTGGGCCTCGGCCTCGTTGATCTCCACAGCTTTCTCCCGGGCCGCCTTCCACGTCCCCGCTACAATCTCTGGCTGGCGGAACACCGCGCGCAACTGGTCGATGACGGCAGCTTCGATCTCGCCAGCGGGCACTCGGCCCACAGGGCACGATCCGGCGCCATGCTTCAGGACGGTCTGGCTGACGTAGTAGCGGTAAAGTCGGCCGCCCTTTCGGGTGTGGGTTGGCGAGAAGGCCGCTCCATCAGGACCGTAAAGCAAACCCCGCAGCAGGGCGGGCGTGTCAGCGCGGGTCCGGGCTGCGCGCTTTCGCGGGCTTTCCGTGAGGATGCCGTGCACCTTGTCCCAAGCATCTCGATCGATGATTGCCTTGTGCTCGCCGGGATAACTGGTCCCCTTGTGGACTGCCTCACCGATGTAGACCCGGTTGTTCAGCATCCGGTAGATGAATTTCTTATCGATGCGGTGGCCACGGCTGGTTGTGACGCCCCTCTCGGCCAGTTCGCGCGCCAGCAATGTGCCCGACCCGATCTCGATGAAGCGGGCAAAGACCCAGCGCACATGCGCAGCATCGGCAGGGTTTTCGACCAGCTTCCGGTCCTTGACCTCGTAGCCCAGCGGCGGGCAGCCACCCATCCACATGCCCTTCATCCGGCTGGCGCGGACCTTGTCGCGGATGCGCTCGGCCGTCACCTCGCGTTCAAACTGGGCGAAGGACAGCAGGATGTTCAACGTCAGCCGTCCCATGGACGTCGTGGTGTTGAACGACTGCGTCACCGAAACGAAGGTCACGCCGTTGCGGTCGAACACTTCGACCAGCTTGGAAAAGTCCATCAGCGAGCGTGACAGGCGGTCGATCTTGTAGACCACCACCACGTCGACCAGCCCATCCTCGATGTCGGCCAGCAGCCGCTTCAGGCCGGGGCGTTCCAAGGTCCCGCCGGAAATGCCGCCATCGTCGTACTGATCGCGCACCAGCACCCAGCCCTCGGACCGTTGGCTGGTGATGTAGGATTCGCAGGCCTCGCGTTGGGCATGGAGGCTGTTGAACTCCTGCTCGAGCCCTTCCTCGGAGGATTTGCGGGTGTAAACCGCGCAACGCAGTTTGCGGACGACGGGTTTGTTCATGCCGCCCTCCGGTGGTTTTTCAGCCCGAAGAAGACCCAACCGTTCCACCGCGTTCCGGTAATGGCGCGCGCGATGGCCGACAGTGATTGGTACGGCCGCCCCTGCCACTCGAAGCCGTCGGCGGTCACTGTCACGATCTGCTCGACGCCTTGCCATTCGCGCAGCAACCGTGTGCCAGTAATAGGGCGGTCGCGATCGGCGCGGATGCGGCGCGTGGTGATGTTGCCGCCATAAAGCTGTTCGCCCAAGGCTTCCAACCTTTTCACCGTCTCGGGTTTCAGCCCACCATAGGCCAGTTCCTGGATGCGATAGGCCAGTCGGGATTCAAGGTAGCGGCGGTTGAAGGGCGGCGGTTCGGTTTCGAACAGGTCCCGCCACTGTGCCTTCAGGTCGGGCGTCGACGTGGTTTTCAGCGCTGCCAGGCGCGCCAGGATTGGATCAGGTTTCGTCATGCGTCTCTCCGGTGAGTTGGAGTTGCATGAAGGCATTGGTCGGGCGGACAGTGTAGGCAACTTTCTCCAGTCCGGTCAGAGACTTCGCCCCGTTCCCGCATATGCAGCCGGATCAGTCCGAGCGCCAGCAACCCGCACAGTTCGGTGCGGCGCTGGGCCGGGGTCAATTGGTCGGGTGGCAGGGCGTTGGGGCGTTTCATGAAGGGCAATTCCGTGCTGGCTTGCCCTTCTCCTACTCATGGCGGTGACCAACCGTCCCATCGACGGCAAATTGGTGTGCAACGCCTCTCCGGGACTCGACTCAGGGTTGAACAGGCTGCTAGAACATAATCGGAACAAACACGTCTTTAGCGAGGACCTCCCGTGGGTTATGACATCAAGAAGTTCATCAATCCGAAGTTTCTCAAGAGCATCGAACTTGGGCTGATGCGGGAGCTTTTTATCCGGCACTTTGGCGAAGATGCCATGCCGGTCGCTTTCGATACCGAGGCGCCGACAGTCAGATCGGAGCTGACGAAGTATTTCGAAGAACCCGTCACCGGCTGGCAAGAGGGGCTTGTCGCCGACCTGCATCGCGTTGCGGAACTGGGCGGCAGTGAGGGGATGCAACTCATCCTGAACGAGGCGCGTCGCCAAGGGGTGGCCCTTTACCCTGTTCCCGAGACCGAAGACACCGAGTCAGCGCCGATCAAACACGAAGCCAAGCATGTGGCGCTGCATGCCTATCTGCATCACCACCAGATCTTCGAGGCGGCAGCCGATTTCCAGGCGCTGCGGGCACCAACGGCAATGGCGGAGTTCCGGGGGCCAGAACGCGACGTTGGCGCCGATTTGACCGACGAAACCTCAGCGGCATTCAAGGCCGCCATCATGAAACTGTTCGCGCAGGACTTGCAGGGTGACTACTGCCGTCTCGGCCCCTACGAGGAGGAAGGCGAAATCAACCTCGTCGTTAGCCATGGCGCACCGGTTACGACGACGCCGGTTGTGGCCGGTGACCGTGAGCAGATCATTACTCTGCGTGCGGTGAAATACGCGGCCCTGCGCTATGCGCCCAACGAGGGACTCTTGCGCATCGGTGGCGTGCCGAAGGGGCAGCAAGGTGAAGTAGCGGCGATCTTTGCCGAATACATCCTGGGGCGTCCAGGATTCTTCGCGGGCAAGGATGCGCGAGACCTCTACTCCCTTGAACCGATCACCCGTTCCGGCCCTGATTTTGTTTTTGACCATGCCTTTGACGAGCGGATTCTCGACGTGCGGATCGTAGCGGCGGCGGCTGACTTCTTCGCCGAGGATGAAGATGGTGCATGGCGGTATGTGCGCACTTGGGAGTCGAAGGATGCCTCCGGCGCGGCGCTGCGGCATTTCAAAGCCAGCGAGGTGCATTTTGGGCGAGGCTGGCGTTTGGGGGAAATCACGTTCCGGGTATTCTTCAAGAGTGACGCGAAACGGCCTGCAAAAGTCACGGTTCGGCTGAAACCGCCAGGGACGCTCGCTTTCCGCCGCACACGGTTTGAAAAGGCGATTCACGCGCTGGTGGCCCGCAACGGGCTGGAAAAGGATCGCGATGCTGACCTGGTTGTGGAAGCGGCTGAGTGACAGCGGGGCGGAAACGACGGTTTCCGGCCGGGCTCTAGGCCAATTTTCCGAGCGTAGTGTCGAGCGCCTGCTAAGGGCGCGGGTGCTGATGGAAACCCGAAAAACCGACAGTTGGTCCGTCTGTCCGCAGTGCGATTGCGGACTCGACGTACGCCCGATCCGGAGGGTCGGCGATGAAATTCGTGCTTGCTGCCCGCATGACGCTGCTGAAGATGTTGTTCTCACCGAGGATGACTTGAAACGCTACTCCGTCGACGGTGAACGCCTGGCTGGCGAGGTCGCGGCATCGGGTGGGCTCGTCGGCACTGTGGTCCGGATTGATGATGGCCTTTGGCTGATCGGCAAGGTACCTGCAGGCCATTCGGTGGTGCTCTGCAGCAACCCCGACAGGTTGGAAGCGCCCGGCATGATCCTTGCGGTCAAGGCTGCGGCTGGTGGCACACGCGTGGCCCTGATCGTCCCCGCCATCAATCCGACCCATGCAATTCGATGGCGGGAAGCAGGAATCACAGTACTGGACCTCGGCGAGGTGATGATCCGTGATCAGTCCGGTACGGATCGTCTGGTCGTCGAGCGGATCCGTGAAAATCCTCAAGTCGAGGGGGTGTTTTCCGATGCCGTCACATCCAACGTTGCCCGGCTTCTGATTTCACGCTCACGCCGCAGCGTTAAACTGGATGGCCGAGATTTCGTCCTGTCGCTGACCGAGTTCGATTGTTTCCTTGGGGCCGCAGAAAAAGTCGCGGCAGGATTGGTCATGCTCACCTACCAAGAACTCTACGCCCTGACAAACAGAGCGACGCACCGCGATGTCATCAACGAACTCCGCGACAAGTTACAAAAGCAGGGCCTGACGCGGGACCAGGCATTCGATCTGGTGCAGACGGTGCATGGACGGGGTTTGACCATCAACCTGCCTGGACAGGATATCGACATTCGCGATTGAGTCGATCCACGTTTCTCCCACGATTTTCCCACGCCATTCCCACCAATAGCCTGCAGCAAAACGGCAGTTTCGGAACAACAGCAATGATGTTCCGAGGCTTCACCACATGCACCCCCCGATTTCCCCCGCCGACCTTTCCACCCTGATCGCGGAGGCAGCCGTTGCCGCGCGCCGCCTGCACCGCAAGTTGATGCTGCCCGCCGCAGATATTGATGATCTGAGGCAAGAGCTGCTGATCGATCTGATCTGCCGTTTGCCAGGCTTCGACTCCCGGCGCGGCAGTATCGGGGCATTTGCAAACATCGTGCTGCGCAACCAGTCGTCCCGGATTGCGATCCAGCACCATCGCCAGCGCCGTGCGCAATGCGGGACAATCTTGTCGCTGGATGCGCCCATCGCTGGCGGGACGGAGCCGCTTGGTTGCCTGTTGGCGGAAGCTGACGGGCTGGCTGCCTGGCATGGCCAGGACCTGAATGCGGCCGTGGATGCCGATCTCCGCCATGACCTTGCCCGTGCGCTGGGCGATCTGCCCGAGGATGCGCGCACCCTGTGCGCGGCGCTTGGCAGCTGCGCGATTGCCGAAATCGTCGGCCGCACCGGCACCTCCCGTTCCGCCCTTTACCGGCACATCGCCCAGTTGCGGCTCGATCTCGCGATGCGCGGGTTCGGGGCGCAGTGGGACGGTTCACGGGCGGCGTGAGTAGAGGACCCTCATGGAGATGTTTGTCATGCCCCCCACCGCTTTCATCCCGGCCAAACCCCGGCTGCTCACCGATATCGAATTCTGCGCCTGGATCGGCCAGGCGGTGCCTGGCGACCAGCTGGAGTACCATCGCGGATTTCTCGGCATCGATACCACAGCCGTGATTTCGACCCTGCCGGAGCCCGAACGCCGCAGGCTTGGGGCGCTGGCCAATGCCGCCCATCGAGCCTTCGAGGCGGCGCTGGTCCATCTTGTGCAGGTGCGCGTCGGGCCGGACCGCTTTGCCTATCTCGCCATCGCGCGGACCAAGCCACGCCACGCGCCGATTCCGTTTTCTCAACTCATCGCGACAAAGGAGGCCGCCTGATGCGCGCCGTACTCGCCTGGATCGGGGATCGGCTCCCGCCGTCCCTCTACTTCGCCTTGGCCGGAAAGTCGGCCGAACCCTCGACCGGAGACAGCGCCATGGCCAAGTTGCCGAGCCTGATCGCACGCCTGCGCCGTGCCTTTCACAGCCTGGACGAATTGCCTGACACGATCCCCGCGCCGTGGCGCGAAGGCAATGAGATCGAACCGCTGCCAATCGAGGTGGCGACCATCGACGATATCGCCTTTGCCGTGGTGGCCGCCAATGCGGATGTCTCGGCCGCGATCCGGCGTTCATCGGCGCTTGAGCGGCTGCACCGCCTTGCCCGCGAAGCGGGAGCAGTCGGGACCGACCGCGCCGTTGATGCGGCGCTGAAACGGGAGGGGCACTGATGGCCATTCCGTTCCCCAGCACCGATGCGGCGGCTGCCCCGCAACTCGCCAATGCCCCCGGTCTCAATGACCTCGACCGCCTGTCCATCGGCGACATCGCTGCCCTGCCGTCAGACCTGCTGTTCACCTTGCAGGAAGCCGCTCTTGCGGAAACGGCCCGGGTCAAGCGTCTGCGCGACCGTCTGGAGGCGGGGATCGGCCAGCGCTATGGCGCGGCAACCGAGGCCGAGCGGGCAACGCAAGGAAAGTCCTCCGGCACGGTGCGCATCGAGGATGCGGGCGTGGTGGTGATCGCGGACCTGCCGAAGAAGGTGTCCTGGGATCAGGGTCGGCTAGCTGCCATGGCCGCGCGCATCGCCGCAACCGGTGACGATCCGACCGAGTATCTCGAGATCGCCTACCGTGTGTCAGAGCGCCGGTTCGGGGCTTGGCCAGAGGCGATGCGGGATGGTTTCGCGGCCGCCCGAACCGAGACCACCGGCAAACCCGTGTTCCGGCTCGAGACCCGAGACCGGTGACGCGCGGCGGCGGGACGCCCGAGCGGCAACGCCGGGCAGGTTCCCCTTCGGCACCCGGTCACCCCCGCCGCCGCGCCCCTTTCAATCTTTCGGAGAACCCCATGACTTTCCGCATCATCACCGCCGACGAACGCATCTCATCGGCCGAGAACAAGACCTCCCTAGCGATCTTCGGTCCGCCCGGTGTGGGCAAGACGACGCTTTTGAAATCGCTGCCCGCCGAGGAGACCGTCTGCCTCGATCTCGAGGCCGGGATGAAGTCGGTGCAAGACTGGCGCGGAGCCTCGATCCCGGTGCGCAGCTTCACCGATTTCCGCGATCTTGTGGTGCTGATCGGCGGGCCTGATCCGGCGCAGCATCCGCAGTCCTGGTACGGGACCGAACGCCATGCGTGGCTGCAGGCCCAGCACCGCGACAGCGGCATCGAAGCCTTCCTCACCGCGCGCCGCATCGTGTTTGTCGACTCGATCACCGACCTCACACGGCAGGTCATGGCTTATGCCCGCCAGCAGCCCGAGGCGTTTTCGGACCGGACCGGCAAGCCGGATGTCCGCGGGGCCTATGGTTTGCTGGGGCGCGAGGTGATCCAGGCGCTGAAGCACCTGCAGCATGCGCGCGGGAAGACCGTCATCTTCGTCGGCGTGCTGGAAAAGGTCACCGACGATTTTGGGACGGTCACCTGGCAGCCGCAGATGGAAGGCAGCAAGGCCGGGCGGGAACTGCCCGGCATCGTGGACCAGGTGGTGTCGATGCAACTGTTCGCGCGGGACGCCGAAGGTGGCTGGATCCTGGACGAGACCGCCACCGAACGTCGCCTCGTCTGCAAGTCCGGCAACCCCTGGGGACTTCCGGCCAAGGACCGCTCCGGCCGTCTGGACATGACCGAACCGCCCGACCTTGGCGCGCTGCTCGCCCGCATCGATGGCTGCACCAACGCCCATCCTGCATTCTCCTCCTGATCCTGAAAGGACACATGTCATGAGCTACGATCTGAACGATGCCCAGCCGCAGATGGCCCCCATCGGCGAACTGATCCCGGACGGCACCTTTGCCAAAGTGCGCCTGACCATTCGCCCCGGCGGCGTGAACGGCGCGACACCGGCGGATGCGGGGCTGCTGAAGGCATCGCAATCCAGCGATGCGCGCATGCTCGATTGCGAATTCACCGTGGTCGATGGCCCCCATGCCCGCCGCAAGTTCTGGCAGAGTTTCACCGTGGCGGGTGGCAAGCTGGACGAGAAAGGGCAGTCCATCGGCTGGAAGATCTCGAAATCCACCTTTCGCGCCATCGTCGACAGCGCCCTTGGCCTTGATCCCAAGGACGAAAGCCCCGGCGCCAAGGCCAAGCGGGTTCTGCCTGGTCTGCGGCATCTGGAAGGCATCATTTTCGCCGCCCGCATCATGGTCGAGCCTGCCTCCAACCCGCAGTACCGCGACCAGAACCGCATCGCGAACGTCGTTCTGCCCGACGAGCCGCAACATGCGGCGATCATGCGCGGTGAAACCGTCGCGCCGGATCCGGTCAACGCCCCGCCGCGCAAGGCCGCGAGCGTCACGGCGCCGGGTTGGCAAGCCCCGGCACCGGCATGGGGTGCGGCGCAACCGTCGCCCGCAGCGCCGAACTGGGGCGCGGCACCGCAACCGGTCGCAGCACCCGCGCCCGCCTGGGGCACGCAGACTGCCCCCGCAGCCCCGCCCGCACCGCAGGCACTGGCGCCCGCTGCACCGGGGGCACCCGCAATGCCCGCGTGGCTCAATGGCTAAGGCGCTGCGGAAACGGCAGTCGGGTGGTTCTGCGCGATCACCCACGGCCAAACCAGATGGGGCTGGGCCGGGCAACCGGCCCATGACCCCGGACGAATGGCAGGCGCATGTGTCGCGCACCGCTGCGCTGGAGATCGGAAAATGGCTCGAGGCCCGAGGAAAACTGCACCAACCCATCGCAAGCCTCACCCTCGGCGACCTGGAGGCCATGGCGGTCAACGCGATCTCGCGCTGGATCGTCCTGCAGTCGGAACGCCTTCAGCGGCAGGATTGGCCGCAAGAGGACCCGGTCGCGATGCTCTTGCTCGGGTAGCAATCTGCGCGGTCTGCGCGCGTGAAGCCCGCGGCTTCGGCTACGTCCACCGGCTTCAGCACGACCGTTACCCCTATCACCGCTTCTGCTCGCTCCGCTGTCAGGACGTTGGCAGCGCAATTGCCCAAAGGAACAATGGCATGATCGACAAGACCGCCCGAGAGACCCGTGCGATCCGCGATGCGCGGATGCTTTTCGCCGAGGCCCTGACCGACCTTGGACTGATGGAGCCCTTCTTCAACCGCACCGCCGCCGACATTGATCGTCTGATCGAGGCTGCGGTGACCGGCTACGTCGACAGCATGCTGGCGCAGGGGGCAATCAAGGAACGCACCGGCACCGCCCATGACGATCCGATTCCGTTCTGAAGGGGCGCGCCATGATTGATCTGAACGACGATCCACCGACCTGCACCTGGAAGGGGCTTCTCGCCGCCGCCACCGACAATGCCGCAACCGATTTCGAGATCGAGTTTTGTGACAGCCTGCGCCAGAAACTCGAACGGTACGGCGCGCGCGCTCAGCTGACGGACGCCCAGTTTCACAAGCTGACCTGCATCGCGCAGGCGGGCGGGTTCTGGGAGCGCGACCAATGATCGACCTGAACCATGGCTCGGGCTGCCTCTACGGCGAGGCCACCCCACCAGCCACCATCGCCTCAGCCGTTTCGGCAGCCATCGACGTGGCCCTTGTGGCTCGCAACCGCAGCGAACGGCCCCGCACCTATGTCAGTTCCTCGGGTCTTGGCCGCGATTGTCTGCGCCAGATCCAGTATGACTTTCTCGCCGTGCCAAAGGACGAGGGTCAGGAGTTCGCCCCAAAAACGCTGCGCATCTTCGAGGCGGGGCACCGGGGCGAAGACATTGTCGCTGGCTGGCTGCGCGTTGCCGGGTTCGATCTGCGCACAGCACGCGCCGATGGGCGGCAGTTCGGGTTCGAGGCGCTTGGCGGCCGGTTCAAGGGCCACATCGATGGTTGCCTCGTTTCCGGCCCTGTTGCCATGGGCTATCCCGCCCTCTGGGAAAACAAGGCGCTCGGGTCGTCAAGCTGGAAGGACGTGGTCAAGCGGGGCGTCAGCATTGCCCGCCCGGTCTACGCCGCCCAACTGGCGCTCTATCAGGCCTATCTTGATCTGCCGAAGCCCGCGCTGTTCACGGCGCTGAACCGCGACACGATGGAACTGCACGCCGAATTGGTGCCGTTCGACGCGCGGCTGGCGCAGGACATGTCGGACCGCGCCGTGGCTGTGGTGCGGGCATCCGAAGCACGCGAATGGCTGCCGCGCATGGCAGCAGACCCCACAGCAGTTGTGTGCCGGGGTGGCATGTCGGCGGGCAAATGGCATGCGCCCTGCGCGTGGGCGGGCCAGTGCTGGGGGAATAATCATGAGTGACTTCACCCCTTCGAACGCTCAGGCCGCCGCCATCGCCGAAGTTCGCGACTGGTACGAAACCCGCACCGACCAGCGGCAGGTGTTTCGCCTGTTTGGCTATGCCGGGTCGGGCAAGAGCACCGTTCTGAAGGTTGCCCTCGACGACCTCGGCCTGTCACCCCACCGCAGTGCCAAGGACGGCACCTGCGTACCGGGCGTCGTCACCGCCACCTTCACCGGCAAGGCCGCACTGGTTCTGAACCGCAAGGGCACACCCGCCCGCACCATCCACAGCCTGATCTATTCGGTGATCGAGTCGACCGAGGAGGAAGTCGCAGCCGCCGCCGTGAAGGTGCAGGAGGCGGAAACCGCCGCCCGCAGGCTGACGGGTTTCGACAGGACTGCGGCCGAAGCCGGGATCGAGGCGATGCGCCAGGCGCTTTCGGCCATGAAACACCCCCGCTTTGCCCTGAACCCGCAGAGCGATGCCGCCGATGCCAAGCTGATCGTGCTGGATGAGGTGTCGATGGTGGGCGAGGAGATGGCGCGTGACCTGATGAGTTTCGGCAAGCCGATCCTGGTGCTGGGCGATCCGGGCCAGTTGCCCCCCATCAAGGGCGAAGGTGCTTTCACCCGCGACGCGCCCGACGTGATGCTCACGGAAATCCACCGCCAGGCGGCCGAAAGCGCCATCATCCGGCTGGCCACCATGGCGCGGATGGGCGAACCCATTGGATTCGGGACCTACGACTCTTTTGTGGCCAAGCTGCGCAAGGGCGACATCACCCCGGATCAGGCGCTGCGGGGCGGACAGTTGATCTGCAGTCTGAACGCGACGCGGCTGCAGTTGAACAACGCAATGCGCGCGGCAGCGGGGTTTGGCGGGACATACCTGCCCACCGGCGCGGCAGAAAAGATCATCTGCCTGAAAAACCAGAACGACCTCGGGCTGATCAACGGAATGTTCCTGACGCTGGAAGGCATCGTTGACGAGGGCAGCCTCTATTTCTCGGCAATCGTCCATGACGAGGATGGTCGCCGGGTCGGGCCCCTTGATCGCGATGGCCGACCGGGCCGTTTGCGCGTCTACAAGGGCCATTTCGAGGATCATGTCGCCAATGACCCCAAACGTCACGACCGGGACTGGAAGGACAAGCGCCTTCTGACCGAAGCCACCTTCGGCTGGGCGATCACGGCCCACAAGGCGCAAGGGTCGCAATGGGAGAACGTGATCGTCTGGGATGACGGGATGGGCCGCACCGATCTCGACCGCCGCCGCTGGCTCTATACCGCGATCACCCGGGCCGAGCGTGGCCTTGTGTTGCTGGCCTGAAGGGGACGCGATGATCGACCTCAACGATGTCGCGACCTCCACCCCCCGCCATGATCTGGCGGCGGTGCGGGATCGGCTTGCCATCACAGCCAACGACTGGCTGCCGCGGCTGTTCCCGGAAGCGCAGCTTGCCCGTGACCGGCGCGCGTTGCGTTGCGCCGATCTTTCGGGCCGGGCACCGCGCAAGGACGGATCCTGCACGATCCACCTTGACGGGCCCTATGCCGGCTGGGGCTTCGACTATGCTACCGGCGAGCGTGCAGGCCCGATCGACCTGATCGCACAGGCAACTGGTCTATCAGACGGAGCACTTTTCGACGAGGCCGCGCGCATCGCGGGCATGGACAATCCGGCACCTCGGTCCGCACTGCGACCAAAGCCCGATCATTCCGCCGAGATCGCCAGGCTTGTCGCTGGTGCAGTCCCGTTGGCGGGCTCTGTGGGTGAAGACTACCTCCGCGCGCGCGGGCTATCGGACCCTGCCTCGCCGGATCTGATGTTCCATCCCGACCTTGCAGACTTCGAGACCAAGCGTGGCTGGCCGGGGCTGATCGCGCTGGCGCGGTTCGCGAACGGTGATCGTGCACCGGGCATCCATCGGACATTTCTTCTCGATGACGGCAGCGCCAAGGCCCCCGCAGGCAAGAAGATGCTGGGTTCGGTGGCGGACGCCGCAGTGCATCTGTATGCCATGCCGGACGACGGCCACCTTGGCGTGGCCGAAGGCATCGAGACAGCGGTTGCGGCACACGCTCTGTTCGGCACGCCAGCCTGGGCGGCTCTTTCGGCGGATGGGCTGGCGCGTTTTCGTTGGCCCGACGGCACGACGCGCATCACCATCTACGCTGATGCGGGCGATGCCGGGCGTCAGGCTGCCGCAACCCTGTCGGACCGGCTGAACAGGGCCGACATTCCGAACGAAATCGTCCTGCCCCTCAATGGCGATGATTTCAACGACGACCTGATACGCGGGGCCCGTGCCGAGGACTATCGCGCCAGACAGGACGTCCCCGCGATCAGTGAGATGGAAGGGGCAGAAGGCCTCCCTGTCGGCGACAATGACATCGCGGCTCTCGTAACCGCTGCCGAGGCACTGACCAACCCACCCGACATCACGACCCTTGGCCAGCTTCTCGGCCGCATCGCACTTGCGCGGTTGGACCCGCTGCCAGCGCGGCAGATCCTCGCGCACATCAAGGTCGCGACCGGGATTCCCATGGCGATCCTCGAAAAGCAGCTTCTTGAACTCGGTCGCCGCGTGAACGCCAATGGCGATCCGAACGCACGAATCGCTAAACCGGCCTGGTTCAATCGCCTCCGTCAGGACATGGCGGGAACACCCGAACGCAACGAGGCCAATGTCATCATTGCCCTGACCTACGATGTCGCCTTCGCCAGAGCTCTGGCCTTCGACGACTTCGCGCAGGCAATTGTTGTGCGGCAACCGCTGCCATGGGACGGGGCGACCGGCCCGTTTCCGCGCCCGTGGGAGGATACGGACGAAGTTCGCATCGCCGAATGGCTGCAGCTGCGCGGCGTCAACGTCGCCCCCATGGTGGTTGGCCGCGCCATTGGTGCCGTCGCCCGCGATCATCGCATTCACCCGGTGCGTGACTGGCTGGATCACCTGCGCTGGGATGGCAAGCCCCGGATCGAGACGTGGACCAGCACCTATCTCGGTGCCGAACCCACTGCCTTCCATCACACCGTTGGTGCGCTGTGGCTGATTTCGGCCGTCGCCCGCATCTTCCGGCCGGGGGTCAAGGCCGACCACATGCTGATCCTCGAAGGCCCGCAGGGTGCGCGCAAATCCACGGCCATAAAGGTGCTGGCGGGCGAGGAATGGTTCACCGACGAATTGCCCGAGTTGGGGTCCAAGGATGCCGCCATCCACATGCAGGGCATCTGGATCGTGGAAATCGCTGAACTCGACGCCATCGGCCGCGCCGAGGTGTCGCGCATCAAGGCTTTCCTGACCCGCACCACCGACCGCTTCCGGCCGCCCTATGGCCGCTATACCGTCGAGGTGCCGCGCCAGTGCGTCTTCGCGGGGACCGTGAACCCCGACACCTATCTGCGCGACGAGACCGGCAACCGCCGCTTCTGGCCCCTGCGCTGCGGCACCATCGACATCGCGGCTTTGGCGCGCGACCGGGACCAGTTCTGGGCCGAAGCCGTCCACCGCTTCCGCGAGGGCGCGATCTGGTGGATCGACGATGCGGATCTGCTGGCAGAGGCCAGAACCGAACAAGAATCTCGGTATCAGGGTGATGCTTGGGATGCCCGGATCGACCGCTGGCTGACCCACGACACACGCAACGTCAATCGCGGCCACGCGGGGTATGAGGATTGGCAGGACGAGGAGTTTGAGCGGGCCGACCCGATCCGCGATGTTTCCGTTGGCGAAATTCTTGAAGGTGCCCTTGGCATCGAACCGGGCAAATGGTCGAAAGGTGACCAGATGCGAGTTGGGGCATATCTCAAGTCGCGGAAATGGGAGCGATATCAAAGCCGCAGCGAAGGATGTCGCGAATGGCGGTATCGGAGAACAGGCGACAAAGTAGCGGAATGATCGTTGGCAGCGCCGGTTGTACTGACGCGCGGCATCCTGATCGTCGTTATGGCGCGGGCCAGCGCTAAATGCAGTTGTGCCACCGATACATCGCGGTTCAAAACAACGATCTTGGCAGATAGCGGCAACTGCCTTCCCAACCTATACTCCCGCAACATCTGCTTGAACGGGAGTAATTGTATGCGGCTGGCTGTACTTGGACTGTTAGTGTTCTCTGCCACCGGTGCTTTCGCGGACGAAAGAACCGATACCATCACCCGTTGCGTGTCGGCTTTTGCCACAGGTGACACGGCCGCGTATGCCGAAGCGGCAGCGGCAGTTCGGTCATGGGGCGAGATTGCGGATGCCAATCTCAAACAAGCGGCCATGGCATGCCTCGCGCTGGTGCCAGAGACCGTAACCGATGCAGCCGCACCCCCCGCTGATGCAGAAGCCTCAGTCGAAGTTCAACCTGACTCACTGGACGCCTTCCTGTCGCGGCTCGACGCCGATCCTGCGTCGATTGAAGCCGTCGCGGCAGAAGTAGCGGCGAACGAGGGATTTGCGCCTGGGGCCGACGAAAGAACGGCAAGGCTCGAAGCCGCCTTGCTGGATTATGTTCGCCCCTTGCCTGCGGCGAAGGCTGAGGCGAACCGGACTGCCTATATGGCACTGTCACGAATTGCGCCCGACAACGCGACCTATCGCGAGAAAGTCGCGCAGTATGACGCGGCAATCGAGGCGCAGGCGCGAGCCGACGAGCAGCGTCGGGCGACAATCGTAAATCGGCTGATCAAGACCACAGCGGAATTTGATGGATCGTCATGGTACCGCCATCCGTCTTCGCCACGCTACCAGGACACGCGTTCCTATGTGACATTGTACATCACCGAGTCGGGCACTGGTCAGCGTGCCCTTGAGTTCTTCCTGAACTTTACAAGCAGATCGGGTTGGCTGTTCGTGGAGTCCGCTCAAATCAATGTCGACGGCGACATCGTCCGGTTGCCGACCTCGCAGTGGATGCGCGACAACGACACGGAAATCTGGGAATGGACGGGTTACACCAATCGGCCGGACATGATCGATCTGGCACGCCGGATTGCCGATTCCGAACGATCAGTCGTGCGTTTCAATGGCCAGCAGTTCTACGATGACCACGTGATATCCAGCACGGAGAAAACAGTGATCCGCGACATGCTGCTCGCCTGGGAGGCGATGCAAGGCTGATTGCAGGACCGGGCCTCGCAACCATTGCATGGGTAAGGATTGGGAAGGGCGTCACCACGTTGCCCGTGTCACCACCTCGGGCGAGAGGTGGTGACGGAAGAAATCGTTTTGGATCAAGACTGTCACCACCGTCACCACTTGAACGCCTGACTCTCTTTCCCTTTTCGTAAGGGATGTGCCTTTCGGGCGATCCCTATCCGTCTCATACAAGCATCAGCAAAAAGTGGTGACAGGTGGTGACAGTGGTGACAGCACTGATTTTAAATAGGTTTTTCGTGTCACCACATCAGAACTTGGGTGGTGACAGGCGGTGACGGCTGCGGCGATAAGCATTCGCTGAACCGCGACGCATTTTTCTTGATCGCAATCTTCTGACGTGATTCCCTGCACACGACCAAAGCCGAAGGCCCACCTCCCGTGAGCCTTCAACATGAACCAGACGATCTCCATGCCGGAACTTCGCCTCGAACAGGGGCGCGTTTCCGCTTCATGCATCCTCGCCCTCGATCTGGGCACTACGACTGGCTGGGCCCTGCGGGGCCATGACAGTCTGATCACTAGCGGCACCGCCTCCTTCCGCCCCGGCCGCTTCGATGGCGGCGGCATGCGTTTTCTCCGCTTCACCAACTGGCTGACAGAAATCGACCGTCTCTCCGGCCCGATCTCAGCCATTTGGTTCGAGGAGGTCCGGCGGCACGCTGGCACCGACGCTGGCCATGTCTATGGCGGCCTGATGGCGATACTGACCGCATGGGCCGAACTACGAGGCGTGCCCTATCAGGGTGTCCCGGTCGGCACCATCAAACGCCATGCCACAGGCAAGGGGAATGCGCCGAAAGAGGCCATGATCGCGGCGGCCAAGGCCAAAGGTTTTTCGCCCGCAGACGACAACGAGGCTGACGCAATCGCCATCCTGCTGTGGGCCATCGATACCAACGGAGGTGTCGCATGAGGTGGCACCCCCGAGGCTATGGCGGCACGCGCCGCGATCCTGAACGCGTCAAGCAGGAAGGCTGGCATGACCAAGGTCTGCTCGCAGTGTCGGTCGAGGATCCGCGGCTCACATGGCCCGAACGCGAACTGGTCCGCCAACTGGGCGATAAACTCTATGGCCAACGCGCCGATAGCCAGGAGGCCGCCAATGGGTGACTGGGCGCCAGCCACGGTCGACGCACGGCTTGAAAGTGCCGCCGACGTGTTCCGCACGCTGCCCGAGGGCAAGCCGCAGGGCTACTTCAACGCCTGGCCTGAATACTTTCACAGTTTCGCTGACAAGGTCGGCCAACAGCCGCAAATGAGACGACCAAGGCCGAGCCCACGCGAGATCACCCAAGCCGAGGAGACCCTGCTTTGGCTACGCTGGCTGGATCCCAACGATGCGCGGCTCCTATGGCTGCGGGCCAACCGGAAACCTTGGAAGCCGATCTGCTGGGAACTCGGCATCAGCAGGGCAACGGCCAACCGCCGGTGGCAGTACGGCATCGCTGTGATCGTTTGGCGGCTGAATGGAAAGCGGGTGCCAGGGAAACGGTCCATGGAGTTCGTGGTGGATCGGGCAAGTTCAAAGTGAGGAGGCGCCATCTCCTATGCCCGCGCACCCTGAGACTCCTTGTCCCAGTCATCCTCCTTGACGTACTTCATCAGCATCGTGAACGAACTTAGTACCGCATCGTGGGGTGTGAGTGACTTCATCTGCCCGTCTTCAAAATGGTGATGAGTGGCACCCAACAGCGCTTCAACTGGAAGCGGGTGTTTCGCATTGGGGTTGTGGAAGACCTGGATCTCTTGCGTCCAGTACTCCTCATAACTCTCGTCACTAACATCAGCAGAGAATGCTTCACCAATGACCGCGTTGGGATCGGGATTATACCGGATCCCCATACGAAAATAGCCATATCCGTCCGCCCCAAATTCGGCAGCTACACCCATTCGGTCGAACTTCGCAATTGTGCCTGCGTTTGAAAAGATCACGGCAGAAACATTCTCTGCTTCCGGAAGATCAAAAAATCCAGAAGGCACCCGTTTCCCTTTGAACTCATGTTCCTCGACAGAATGGGTGTCAATGATGAGTTGATCCCCTTCGAACCGCCATGTGACGCGAGACCCATACAAGTACTGCCATAGGGCTGACTGGGTGTATGTCATTGGGCCAAGTTCGTTCTCGTCAGCTGGCTTATGAAAATCCGCAATGGCGATAGCAAATGGCTTACCCTTGCTTTCATCGCGCTCCCAATACCGTTTTCCAGCGGAATTAACCTTGTTCAGTTTGCCGGTGAGTGCGCCGCCGAACTTCATAGGCATGTAATCACGGAGGAATACCTCACGTTCTTCTTCTGTTTTTGGGTTGGGGTGCTCTGCCAAGACTCCGCCTTGCGACGGAGCAACGGTTGTGGCTTCAACAGTAAAATCTATTCCAGGCGCTCGGCATCGAAAGTCGGGCGCATCCAGTTGTTCGATATCCAAGAAAAACTCGCGGAAAGCAGCCCAGAGAAACAACTCCCATAGCCGCTGATCAAACCCATTAGTCTGGAATTCCCTTACGAAGTGAGGATCCTTGGGTGCCAGCCACAGTGTGAGTTCAGTTATCACCTTACGCGCTGGCGCTCTTCCAGGCTCGTCTTTCAAGAGTTTGAAGTATGGATGCAGCTTATCCTCAGCCAGGTCAGCCGGAACATGAAAGGGATCCAACGGGCTATTCGTTTCGTCTCCCTGTTGACCGAATTCTTCGATCTCGCCTTTCTCGATTATCTCGGCCATCGACACCCGAAGCTGCCGTTCCGCAAACTCTTTGGTACGGAAGTCGGTCTTTAGGGCGGCGCAGCGGAAGCGACCGATCTTGTCTCTCGCCAATATCATCCAAAGGTAGTCGTCGTCTGTTGTGTCGCGTGCCACCATTCCGAGCAGGGCTTCGTCTTGCGAGCACCACCATGAGACCTCTTCACACATGTAAGCCGTGCGAGAGAGACGCGTACCCATAGTATACAGATTGAAGCGGGCGCGCTTCATCGGACTAGACGACGCTTCAGCCAGTTCTTCGAGCCGCTTTCGTCGCTTTGCTTCACCCATAGATCACCTGTCCCCGGTTCTTTTGTCATTCGCCACTGTCGCGGAAAACAATCCGACGTCCAGAAGGTTTGCGAGGTCGGGTGTCAAGACCTTCGCGCGAAGTGAGGCAATTATCAACGAGACATCGAACGTCAAGACAATCAGGCGTTCCGAGGCTATTAAACAGGGCATACTCGGAAGAGGAGCGCGAAAGCAGTCGTCGCGCCGCTGGCTTCCGGGGTCCAGCAAGGGGTCCATCCCGCTAACCCACTGATTTCTGGTTCCTTCCTGGGCGTTTTCGTATGCTGGCGGGCGAAGCGCGGCACATCGCTAGCGACAGGGCCGGATTTTTGGGAAACCACCCCCTCGGGAAGCCCCCCGAAGACGGCAGAGATAACACGATAAAACAGGCACTTGGCTGGTGGACTCCGGGGTGGATACCACCGGACTCGTGCGGCCGGTGAAATCCGGCGTGGATTCCACATCCGGGATCCAGCCCGGAAGCCAGACCATCCTTCAACAGGACGCCCCATATGACCCTCAGCTTCGCCCCGGAGCGCATCGAGCAATGGCCGCTCGCGCGCTTGCAGCCATATGCCCGCAATGCGAAGGCGCATGGCGCAGACCAGGTCGCGAAGATTGCTGCCAGCATGGCCGAGTTCGGTTGGACCGTGCCTTGCCTCGTGGCCGAAGATGGCGAGTTGATCGCGGGGCATGGCCGGGTGCTGGCGGCAACGCAGTTGGGTCTGACCGAAGCACCGGTGATTGTGCTCGGGCATCTGACTGAAGCGCAGCGGCGGGCTTACCGGATCGCCGACAACAAACTGACCGAGCTTGGCACGTGGGACGAGGCGCTTTTGTCTGCGGAACTGAGCGACCTGCTGGCAGAGGATTTCGACCTGTCGCTGGTCGGTTTTTCCGACGGCGAGTTGGACAAGTTGCTGGTCTATGTGCCCGAGGGGGACGGGCAAGAAGGTGGCGCCGGAGGCTCGGTGCCGCCGGTGACCATCCCCGAGCCGCCCCGCAATCCGGCATCGCGCACCGGCGATCTTTGGATCCTCGGCGATCACCGGCTCCTTTGCGGCGACAGCACTAGTGCTGCTGATGTGCGCCGCCTGATGAACGGCGAGCGGGCGATCCTGTTTGCGACCGACCCGCCGTACCTTGTGGACTATGACGGCTCGAACCATCCGACCCGCAACAAGGACTGGTCGGCGTCCTACGGCACGACCTGGGATGACAGTTCGCAAGGAGCTGAGCTTTACGACGGCTTCATCGCGGCGGCCGTCGCGGAAGCGATTGCAGAAAATGCCGCCTGGTATTGCTGGCACGCCTCGCGCCGCCAGGCGATGCTGGAAGC